GGGTGCAAGTGCACCAAGACTAAGCCAATGAAAGGCTGTCAGTGCAAGTGCAATACCTGCAAATCAGCCCGTTCAGGAAAGGGTAAGTAATGGCACGGATGCCTTATAACGAAAAGAACGACGCAAAGCAGGATGCCAAGACCACTAAGGGTCTTGACAAAGAGCAAAAAGCCAAGTTTGAAAAAATGGACAAGGCTCACGGCAAGAAGAACAAGCCAGAGTCCCAGACCGCTGACCGTAAAATTGATGAACGAATCATCAAGAAAATCAAGTCTCAGGAGAAGCGTCATGAAGCCCGTGAGGGTAAGAAGGGCGAGAAAGCCGAAGAGAAGCGAGAGCGTAAAAAGAAGTAAAAGTTAAGGCCACCTTCGGGTGGCTTTTTCTTTATCCTTGCATTAGTGATGACCATGCGGGAATCACTGCTTTACTTGCTGATTATTTGCTACCTGTAAGGGGAACTGCGGTATGTCTACACCATGGTATGAACAGATTACTGATATTCATAATGCCCATGAACGTGACGAATTCGTCAAAGGAATGTTTGGTCTAAGACCTCATAGTCAGCACACATTTATAGCGGGATTACTTGCTGGTTATCTAGGCACTAAGGCCCTCACCAAGACGATGAAGAAAAAGTCACGTTATGAAAACCGTTAACTTCCAAGAGGTACTAAAGCAAGCAGCAAAAGAAACCTCATTGGTTATGACTGCCCAACTAAGGGACGAGTGTATAGCCAGTGGCTGGTCAGAAAAAGTTGCCAATAGAATTCGCGTTGTTTACAAAGGCAACAAGTTTGTCGTTGATATTCCTGATTCCGTTAAGTCTGAAGCAGACAATTTTGAGTACGGAACCCCTACCTCTCAACCTACGGCTGCCATCCGTCGTTTTGGCAACCGTCTAGAAGATTCTGAAAAGTTTTTGTTGCGGAGAGCAAAGCAACTAACAGGAGGTGCTCTATGAGTCTAGGTCCTTTGTTCTTAGCAGAAGACAAGGCTTTGCGAGAACTCCTAAAGGGCATGACAGTTCTTGACCAAAGAGCCAATGCTGAGGGAACCCCTCGTCCTGTTGGCGTTTGGTTTGGTATGCCTGACCAAGAAATCCGTGACCAGTCTTACCCATACATTACGATTGATATGATTGATGTACAAGAAGACCGTGCTCGTGCAATGCGTGGGTTTATTGACCCTGAGTATTTGAAGCCAGCAAATCTTCCAGCAAATAAAGATTGGGAAATATCTATGCCTATCCCAATTAATATTGACTATCAAATTACTACTTATGCCCGTCAACCACGGCATGACAGACAGATTTTAAGCGAACTCTTGTTTACAAGATTGCCGCTTAGATTCGGGTCTCTATCACCTGAAGATACGACAGTACGTCGTCTCGATGTGTTAGATGTCTCGAAAAGAGATACTGTTGAACAAGCAAAGCGTTTGTTCATCAATGCAATAACTGTGCGTGTCTCAAGTGAGATGCCACTTACACAATACAAAGAACTCTACAAGGTACAGGAAATTAACTTGTCAGGTCCACAACTTACTCCTCGTGGTGAGTTTGCTGGTCCAGGTACGTTCACAATTTCGGAATAATTCGTAACAACTTTAAACCAACTAGTTAGGAGAAAAAACAAATGGCAGTTTACAAACGCCCAGGTGTTTACATCAGTGAACGCTTGCTTGCAGCACCAATCGTTGCTGCAGGAACCGCAAACGCTGCAGGTGCAGTCGCTGCTCCGTTTGCCAGTGGCCCAACCGCTACTACCTTAGTAAGTTCTTGGTATGAATTTACTAAGACTTTTGGAGGCTATAACGCCTCATACCCAGCAACATTCCAAGTTGCTGCTTTCTTCCAAAATGGAGGACGTGACCTATACGTAAAGCGTATTCTGGCTTCAGATGCAACAGCAGCAGTTGCTGTTGTAGGTCGTGCTTCTGGTTCTGGTGCAGTTATCAACGTAACCGCAAAAGAAAAAGGAGCCGATGGAAACAACCTTCGTGTTAAATTATCTGCAGGTACAGCAGGTGCTGCTTACTACAATTTTGTTGTTTACAAAGAAGGCGTAGCAGGAACTGGCTCTGACGTATCTAACGATATTGTTCTTGAAACATATGAGAACGTTGTTGTAAACAGCGAAACATCATCCGACTTCCTTGAAACAGTTGTTAACTTGGTTTCCAAGTATGTAACTGTTGATGTTGTTGATTTGATTAACGCACCAAGCACATCAGCCGTTTACCCATTAACTACAGGAACAAACGGAAGTGCTATTACCCTTAGTGACTACCAAAGCCTTTCTGAAGGTGTGTCTGCAAGTTTTGACATAGTTGACCGTCCGTTGGTTATCTTTTTACCAGCACTAGATACTGTGATTGGTTCATCAAACGCAGTAACTCTTTATCAGGAATTAGTTGATTGGGCTGCAGAAAAGGGGCTTCACTTCCTTGTTGTTGAAACTCCAGAATCAAGAACAGTTACTCAAGCAATTGCACTGGGTACTTCTCTTGTAGGTGCAGGTCATGCTGCTGTGTACTACCCTCACTATTACGTCACTGACCCAGTAGGACGCTCTTCAAGTGCTATCCGCAAAATTGGTCCATCAGGTGCAATAGCAGGTATCTACATGAACACTGATGCAGTCACTGGCCCATTCAAGGCTCCAGCAGGTATCGGTACTACGGTCCAAGGAGCAATCTCTTTGGAAAAGACATTTACATCTGTTGAACTAGACAGCATGAACTCTGCTTCTGGTCCAGTAAACGCAATCCGTGCTTTGCCAGGTGCTGGTATTTCAGTAATGGGTGCTCGCACTTTGCTTCAAGACGGAACAGCAAACAAATATGTAAACATGCGTCGTTCTCTTATTTACATTCGTAAAAAGTTGAATGATTTAACTCAATTCGCATTGTTTGAAAACAATGATGAAAAATTGTGGGAGCGTATTAACACCGCAATCACAGGTTTCCTAAACGAATATCGCAATCAAGGCGGTCTACGTGGAGGAACTCCAGCAGCAGCGTTCTATGTAAAGTGCGATGCTGAAAACAACCCTGACAATCTGATTGCTCAAGGCGAAGTGAACATTGAAGTTGGAGTTGCTTTGCAATATCCAGCAGAATTTGTAATTATCACTTTGAGCCAGAAGACAGCAAACTAAGAAAGAAGGATGCAGATAAATGGCAACTATTTACCAGAATCGTTCAGCACTTGCTACTGACCCGATTCGTAACTTTCGGTTTCTTGTCTCGTTCTCAGCGGTAAACCCATCTGCAACAAACCTAAGCGGCATTACAACTGCCACCATGGGTTTCACCTCAGTATCAGGGTTAGCCGTAACAACAGACTCGATTCCTTACCGTGAAGGTGGCTACAACACCACTGTTCACCAAATCCCTGGTCAAACCTCTTTCCAACCAGTTACACTTCAACATGGTGTAATGATGGGTAAGAAGGCTCAATGGGACTGGATGCGAAACCTTTTCGCAACTGTTCAAGGCGGTGCTACTCGTGGAGTTGCTCAAGACTTCCGTTGCGATGTAGAAATCAAAGTCCTTGCACATCCAATCCCAACTGTTGCTGAAGCCAAGGAAGGTGTAGATGACGTAGCAATGCGTTTCAAGGTCTACAACGCTTGGCCTACAGCAGTGGCATATTCTGACCTAAATGCTGGAGATAACTCTTTGTTCGTTGAACAAATGACTCTTGTGCATGAAGGTTTTGATTGCTCATGGGCTACATTTAACGCAGGAACATTCACACCAGCACCAGCAATTTCCTAATACGAGAAAGATAGGTACACAAATTGAGTACAAAAACAGGTAGCACTGTAAAAGCGGCAGATAATCCCGACCTTGTAAATCAGATGGTTGCACAAACTCTGGCAAACGTTGAAGAAACACCAGAGCCTGTAGCCGTCATGCTTCCTTCTGACAACTTGGTGACTCTCCCTGGCGGGTACATAACTCCCGCTGGGGAAGTCATTAAGCAAGTAGAAGTTCGTGAATTAAATGGCAAAGACGAAGAAGCAATTGCTCGTTCATCTAGTACGGGCAAGGCTCTTCTAACAATCCTTCAACGTGGAACAGTAAAAATTGGTGATATGCCAGTTACTGAAGAAATGCTTGATGGGTTGCTTGCAGGTGACAGAGACGCAATTATGATTGGTATTTACAAAGCAACATTTGGTAACACAGCAGATATTCAAGGCGTTTGTATTAACGAAAATAAGTTTATTGACGTTAAGGTAGACGTTGACCACGACATTGAGATTCGTAAAATGGCTGACCCATACAAGCGTAAATTTACAGTAGATTGCAAAATCGGACCTGTAGAAATTGTTCTTCCAACAGGACATGTTCAAAAAGACTTAGTTAATAACACAGATAAAACAGTTTCAGAACTAACAACCATTTTGTTAGAAAACTGTGTAATCACTATTAACGGAAGTCCAGTATTA